TAGCAATAAATGTCGATCCGTCGGGTGTGGTATATGTAGACCCCGTCGCACTGAGAGACGATTTGTTGGTTGTTGATGAGATAGGTGTGTGCCCAATATGCCACGAAGAGGGTGGTCCGGGGGTGCTCACAACCTGTGAGCACGAATTCCACGCATCGTGTTTGTTGGAGTGGAAGCGTACGGGTAGCGGCGGCTGCCCGATGTGCAGGGGGGAGGGTACATTTTTCGGTACGGTGCGAAAAGGTTCTAAATAAAAATAAAATCTTTGCGAATAGCAAAGCAAATAGCAAAGCAAAGCAAATGAACGCGGAAGAACTTGCAGAAGAAATCCTCGCAAATCCGCGCAGTGGCAGAAACCTCGCAGGGGCCAATCTCCACGGGGCCAATCTTGAAAGGGCCTGGCTCTACGGGGCCTATCTCCGCGGGGCCGATCTCTACGGTGCCAATCTCACAGGTGCCAATCTCCGCCAGGCCAATCTCACAGGGGGGGCCGATCTCCGCGTTGCCAATCTCCGCGGGGCCGATCTCACAGAGGCCGATCTCACGGGGTTGGTCTATCTCTACCGTGCCGATCTCCGCGAGGCCGATCTCCGCGGGGCCAATCTCCGCTTGGCCCAACTCCGCGAGGCCGATCTCCGCGAGGCCGATCTCCGCGGGGCCAATCTCCAAGGATCCAATCTCCGCAGGGCCGATCTCACAGGGGCCAGGCTCGAAGGGGCCTGGCTCACAGGGGCCTGGCTCGAAGGGGCCTTTCTCACAGGGGCCTTTCTCACAGGGGCCGATCTCACAGGGGCCGATCTCACAGGGGCCGATCTCACAGGGGCCGATCTCACAGGGGCCGATCTCACAGGGGCACGTGTGGAGAGAGCAAGACTTGCCCTAGCAATAGGTGTCAATCCGACGGGTGTGGTATATTTAGACCCCGTCGCACTGAGAGACGATTTGTTGGTTCTTGATGAGATAGGTGTGTGCCCAATATGCCACGATGAGGGTGGTCCGGGGGTGCTTACAACCTGTGAGCACGAATTCCACGCATCGTGTTTGTTGGAGTGGAAGAGTACGGGTCGTGGCGACTGCCCGATGTGCAGGGGGGAGGGTACTTTTTTTGGTACGGTGCGAAAAGGTTCTAAATAAAAATAAAATCTTCGCGAATAGCAAAGCAAATAGCAAAGCAAAGCAAATGAACGCGGAAGAAATCCGCGCAAATCCGCGCAATAGAAGGAATCTCGAAGGGGCCGATCTCGCAGGGGCCGATCTCTCAAATGCCTATCTCGAAGGGGCCAATCTCCTCTGGGCCTCGCTCATAGGTGCCGATCTCCGCGGGGCCTGGCTCACAGGGGCCAGGCTCACAGGGGCCTGGCTCACAGGGGCCGATCTCACAGAGGCCGAACTCGCGGGGGCCGATCTCTGCTGGGCCAATCTCACAGGGGCCAATCTCACAGGGGCCAATCTCACAGGGGCCAATCTCCGCGAGGCCATACTCGAAGAGGCCGATCTCTCAGGGGCCAATCTCACAGGGGGGGCCGATCTCACAGGGTGGGCCGATCTCCGCTGGGCCAATCTCACAGGGGCCAATCTCACAGGGGCCAATCTCGCAGGGGCCAGGCTCGAAGGGGCCAGGCTCGAAGGGGCACGTGTGGAAAGAGCAAGTCTTGCCCTAGCAATAGGTGTCAATCCGACGGGTGTGGTATATATAGGCGAGGAGGTAGCACTGAGAGACGATTTGTTGGTTGTTGATGAGATAGGTGTGTGCCCAATATGCCACGAAGAGGGTGGTCCGGGGGTGCTCACAACCTGTGAGCACGAATTCCACGCATCGTGTTTGTTGGAGTGGAAGAGTACGGGTCGTGGCGACTGCCCGATGTGCAGGGGGGAGGGTACATTTTTCGGTACGGTGCGAAAAGGTTCTAAATAAAAATAAAATCTTCGCTATTTTCAAAGCAAAGCAAATGAACGCTGAAGAACTTGCAGAAGAAATCCTCGCAAATCCGCAAATGGGAAGAATTCTCGAAGGGGCCTTACTCGAAAGGGCGGATCTCTCAAATGCCTATCTCGAAGGGGCCAATCTCCGCTGGGCCTCGCTCATAGGTGCCGATCTCCGCGGGGCCTGGCTCACAGGGGCCTGGTTCACAGGGGCCTGGCTCACAGGGGCCGATCTCACAGGGGCCGATCTCACAGAGGCCGAACTCGCGGGGGCCGATCTCGAAGGGGCCGATCTCACAGGGGCCGATCTCCGCGGGGCTGATCTCCAAGATGCCAATCTCCGCGGTGCCAATCTCACAGGGGCCGATCTCACAGGGGCCGATCTCGCAGGGGCCGATCTCGGAGGAGCCGATCTCCGCGGGGCCAATCTCCGTAGGGCCGATCTCCGCAGGGCCGATCTCACAGATGCTTTTTTCAACAGGACCTATCTCCTCCGCGAGACCGGGGCCAATCTCACAGGAGCCGTAGGTATCTATGACTGGATTTATTTGGAAAATAGACGGCGTATGTATCGTGAACCCGACCCAGAACCCTAGTGAACTCAATTAGCAATGTTTCCGTAGGCGACGCTTGGCGTCGTTTCATATTCGCAAGCCTGTATCCATCTTTTTCTGAGGAATTCTCTAGCCGATTCCGAGTCGAATATATTCGCAGTCTTAGTTTGTGAACCAATAGATACGGCTTCGCCGTATCCTTCGACGCGGAGCGTCGATTCGTTTACAAACTTGGTGTGCGATTCTGACCGTGCGTAGCTAGTTTTGCGCCTTATTTTTTTTTTCTTAGGTTTAGGTTCGATAAAGTCAACGAGTGAATCGATGCTCTCATCCCGAACGGAGTTCGAAGGTGTTTCCGTCCGGATCGCCGTAAATGTGGTGCTTGGGTGAAGTTCGGACTTGTCGATGGTTAGGTCAAAATCTGGGTAAAGGTCTACATTATCGAGTCCGTTTCTAGTTGGCCAAGAGGGTGTAGAATGGTAAATGACCTTGATGACGTCCTCGATGAAGTATGTTTTGAAAAGTGTTCCTATATATGAAAAGTTTTTTTTGAATATTTCTCTGTTAACGAGTGCGATTTCCGAAATAAACATCTCAATCACAAAAATTGATTTTTTAGTGCCCTTAATTTCTCTGGCAATGAGGCAGCACATCGTGGTGATCCTAATTTCCGGGGGTACATTTTTATATTTCTCAAATCTCTTGGTAATTGAGAAGGACTCATCGTTTACGAATGTCTTATGTGCCCTAACGCCCTTAATAGATCTTAGGAGATCAGGTTTATTGGCGGGGTTGTCGGGGTTATTCTCATGGGTAAACGAAGTCCTTAAGACTTGCATAAAATCAAGTCGATCATCCTCCATTTTTCCTTTTTCCTTTTTCTTTCGTTCCTAATACATACACAATAAATGAGCCAAATTCCTAAATAGATATGAAAATTTGCCTACTAAAAACTAAAAAAAATAAATTCGTTTTAAACCGAAAAAAAAATCCAATAGATAGGGTACAGTGGAAAAGATGGGTGGTGGTTTGATGCAGTTGGTAAAACGCGGCCAAGAATAGTCGGCTGCTTACTCTTCTAGGGAGTAAGGCAAACAGTGTAACCGGCTAGTGTTGTTGTAAAAAAAAAGTTTAAGGATTTGAGAAAACAAATAAAAAAGAAGGAAAAGAAGGAAAAGAAGGAAAAGAAGGAAAAGAAGGAAAAAAATGGAAAAGAAGGAAAAAAAAAATAAAAACAAGCAAGAGAAGCCAAAGAAGCCGAAGAAGGTGCACCCTAAGAAGTATATTTGCTACAACGAAGGGTGTATGGCTGAATTTCCGCAGTGGAAATTGGCCCGAGACCATATGGAAGAAAAACACGGAACAAAGGATCCTAAACTGAAGAGATCGATCATCTACTTGGACGCCAAGGGTGACCCCAAGGCGGCTCCGAAGGGGGCCCCAAAGATGGTTCCGTATCACACCAAACAACAATGCGACACGATCAAAATGCGGGAAACCCCTAAAGTTTTGGCTACCGCCTCCGACGCCGCAAGCGCCGAGGGGCACCGGGGTAACGACCTAGGGCAATTTGGACCCAACTGGGTACGTACATGGGGGGAGAGTGCTAAATTTCCGCACTTGCTAGGCGAAGCTGCCGGGTACGGCACCTTTGAAGTGAAGAGTCGATATGCTGAGCCAAGCAGTATGGACACACTACACGATGCGCCTATGTACAACCACCAGGGGTACGGCGCGCAACTGTCTACGCGACCGGCGCAGACTTTGATGGCGCCGAACCAATACGGTAACAACGCCAAAAATGTAACAATGGGCAATCCGCAGCAAAGCTTCCTTCGTCCTTCGGCGCCCGTTTGGGAGCCGCAAGGGAGAATGTTCAGAGACTAAACGGTTGTGGGCGTGCTGTGTGCACGCTTAAAATATAGTCCACCCTCTGCGGAAACGTAGGGGAATGGGCACCAACGCGCGTACGGTGCTTATCTTGGGCACCAACAGTCGGCTGCTTGTCCTCCTGGGCAAGATAAACAGTGAAACCGGCTAGTTTGTGCCATGTGCACAAGCAACATCATCAAATTGCGGGGACCCCCTGAGCGAACTAACGTTCGCCTGAATCGATTCAGAGTCTTAGCTACCGCCCTTGTATAGTAATATGCAAGGGCACCAGGGTAATGACCTAGGATAAGGTAATAACGCTAAGAATTGGGCAATCCGCAGCGAAGTTCTTCTTTAAATAGGTGAAAATCGTTCATCGACTAGACGGTGGTGGGCGTCAACGGAGTTGGCGCTTAAGATATAGTCAGTCCCCTAAGGAAACTTTGGGGTAGGGCAATGCCCAACGCAGGATATTTACCTTCATGTGAGGGTATAAAAGCAGACCGCAAAACGGTTATCTGCTAGTATCGACGCATAGTATACGACTTCGCGAAGATGCGACATTTTCAAATTGCGGGAATCCCCTTAGAGCTTTGACTACCGCCCTTATGTAGCAATACGTAAAGGGCACCGGGGTAATGACCTAGGGTAAGGTAAAAACGTCAAAGATTGGGCAATCCGCAGCGAAATTCTTCTTTAAATTGGAGAACAATGTTCAACGACTACAAAGGAAATGGGTCATAGAAGAATAACTTCATTGGCTTAAGATATAGTCTAGTCCCTTTTAAATACACTGAAAGGTGGGGTATAAACGTACAGGCAATCCTCAGATTACCTAAAGAATTGGGTATAAAAGTAATATGCTTAAACTAAGTGGATATGTTTAAGGGAAACATTTGTAGCTCCATGGTCGCAATGCGACAGCTCAATTACTAGTGACCCCTAGCGGGGTTGCAAGATTTTCAAAATGTTCGGGAAGTCCCTTAGAGATTTGACTACTACCTTTACGTAGTGATACGCAAAGAGTACCGGGGTAATGACCTAGGTCATAGTAAAAACGTCAAATATTGGGTAACCCGCAGCCAAGCATCTATTATGGGAATTATTTATTTAATCAAAAATTTACTAAACAACAAAACTTATGTGGGACAAACTAAGTGTGATTTAAATAAACGATGGAATGGTCATAAGTCTTCCTATGAACGTTATATTCGTGATAAAAATCATGGATGTTCTTGGGCACTTTATGGAGCAATTAAAAAGTATGGATTTGATAATTTCGCGCTAATTAACTTTAAACAAATCGAAGATAAATATTTAGATGAATATGAAACAAAATATATAAAAATACTCAATACAATGGTGCCAAATGGTTATAATATTAGAACAGGTGGTTCAACTGGAAAACATTGCTTAGAGAGTAGAGAAAAAATGAGAAAATCCAAATTAGGGGACAAAAATCATAATTATGGTAAACCAAGATCAGAATCGTTTAAAAAGTTAATAAGTGAAAAAAAAAGCGGCGAAAATCATCATTTTTTTAATAAAAAATTATCTGAAGAACATAAACAAAAATTATCAATCTCTCATAAAAATAATAAAAATGATATGCTCCCAATGTATATATCATACATAAATGAAAGACCTGCTCCACATTATTCCGGAGAAGGATATGTTGTTACAATTCCGGGTTTTAAAAAACATTTTACTTCCAAAAAACTAAGTATTGAACAAAAATTAAAAATGGCTAGTGATTACGCTAGTAGTATTAAACATAAATAGATGAAGGTTCAACGACTGGACGGAAATCGGTGCTTGGTCAAGTGCTTAAGGTACAGTCTAGTCCTTTAGGGAAACTTAAAGGTAGTAACGTTTTCAAGGTCACGGGAGTTGTCTCCTCCCAAGAAGGCTTTTAAAAGTAGCATACCCAAATAGAAATGGATATATTTGGGAAAAATAGTAAGAGATCCAAATTGCCGTCTATGACGGACTCAGCTGCTAGTACTTTTTACAGTGCGACACATTCTGGAGGCGGGAAACTCCTAAAGCTTGTGGTACTAAATTGCAAGTGAAAATTTGCAATGGCTCAGAAAAAAACTGAGGTATAGTAAAAATCCAAAAGATTGGACAATCCGCCACCGAGAACCTACTGGCGCCCCGACAAGTCAATGGTTCCGGCTCAACGATCGCTAAGATGTGGGTTTGAACGGATTAGTCATCCGTAATGATAACTTAAGGTACGATCTGACCCTGTGAGAAATCGCAGGGAGTAATCGCGTCTATCGCAGGCATACGAATTTTGCTATTGAGGCCATTGAACAAGTGTTCTCCGGCACGGCCGACTTCAATAGGAGTCCAAAAACAACCTGGCGTAGAACATGTAGACACTGTTCACGCGTAAACAGTTGGAATTCTACACTCAACATGGGTAATTCAGTTGTTAGTAACCGAGTTTGGTTGCAACATTTTCAAATTGCGGGAACATCCTAAAGTTCTAACTACCACTATTTCTGTGTAAACGGAAATTAGGACCACGGTTAATGGCCGTACCCAAAGGTAAAAATGTTAGAAATGTGTTTACAATGGATAATCCGCAGCGAAGTTTCCTAGTTTTATGACTTTAACTGGGAAGCGTGTTCAACGACTAAAAAGGAAATGGGTCGGAGCGAATTAGTCATTCGCGATGATGGCTTAAGATATAGTCTACTCCGTTAAAATAATCCGAAAGGATCGGTTCTATAGGCGGCCGCAAGGTTACGTGCACAGTTAGCCGTAACGGTGACCTCATTAACCAGATCTATTTACAGGTACAGTTCCCTGCGCTGAACAATGGCGTGAAAAGTAGCACACTAAAACATGCAGACACTGTTTTAGGCAAATGTTTAGGGTTCTGCGATCCGATACCTAGCTGCTAGTGTCTTTTTTTAAAAGACGCGATGTTTTCAAATTGCGGGAACATCCTAAAGCCTTGTTTTTGAATATCATAGTGATATTGGTATTTATTGGGTAATGCCCAATTAATTTAAAGTTATGATTGTATTATTTATTACGCGAAGCGTAATTGAAGATGGACGAAAACAAAAAACGACAAAGAAAGGAATATATGAAAAAATATCGTGAAAAAAATAAAGAAAAAATTAGTGAGAGTAAAAAAGAATATAATGAAAAAAATAAAGAAACTATTCAGATTCAGCGTAGTACGTTTCGTAAAGAAAATAAACTCAGACTTTCAGTAGTAAATAAAGAATATTATGAAAACAATAAAGATGATATAAAATTATATAAAAAACAATATAATTCTGAAAATAAACATAATATTAGTTTGAAAAAAAATTATATTATGAAGAAAATAAAGAAGACTTTTTAAAAAAATCAAGTGAATATTATTTTCAACATAAAAATGATCCTGAGTTTAAAAACAAAAGAAACAATCAAGTAAAAGAAAGAAAAAAAAGAGATGTAAATTTTAAAATATCTGGAAACTGTAGGACTCTAATATATAAATCGTTAGTTTCTAAAAACATTAAAAAAATTGAAAAAAGCATAGAATTAATGGGATGTTCGAAAGACTTTTTCATGAAATGGATTGAATGGAATTTTGATTCACACATGACTTGGAACAATTATGGGATCTACTGGGAGATAGATCATGTGAAACCTGTCTCATCATTTGATTTAACATTAAAATGTCAACGTCTTTTATGTTTTAACTGGAAAAATTGTAGACCTCTACAAAAAGAAGAGAATCAAAAAAAATTTAATAAAATAATTGAAAAAGATGTTGAAAATCAACAGTTAAAAGTTATAAAATACATTTCGTTAATATCTTCAATTAACAAAATTTCATAACAAATTAAAAAACAAGGATATATGGACAATCCGCAGCGAAGTTGCTCGCAATTACTAATTTTTTGTGAGTAGCGTGTTCAACGACTACAAAGGAAACAGACCGGAGCAAAGTAATTAATTGCGATGAAGGTTCAAGATATAGTCTAGACCGTTAAAATATCCCGAAAGGGACGGTACAATCGGTCCGTAAATAGCATCTACTCGCCCACTGCCCCCGTTGTCCCTAACAACGTCGCATGGACTAATAGTCTTGGGCACGCCTTAATTCGCCAGGTCACGATCGAGATCGGCGGTCAGAAGATCGACCAGCAGTATGGCATGTGGTTGGAAATATGGGATATAGACATTGTCCCAAAAAGTATTTTTCTAAAAGAAAATGCTAGTATATACGACAAAGCCGTATTCGATGCTCCGCATCGATGCAATGCGCATTTGGCGCAGTATGTATATGCGACATAACTAAATTGCGGGAAAATCTTGAAAAGAATCTTGAAAAGAATCTTAAAAAGTGTTTGCTACCACCCACAAATAGAAATATTAGTTGGGGAACACGGTTAATGGCCGTATCCAGGTGAACTTCGTTCACGATCAATCTACGATTGATCAGGTAAAAACGCAAACAATAGAGACAATCCGCAGCCAAGCTCCTAAATCCGCTAAAGCAAGGATAAGGAGAAGGTTCAACGACTAGACAGTTATGGGTCAGAGCAGATTAGCAATCTGTGTGGATGATCTAAGGTATAGTCTAGACCCACCTTATGGTGTTAAAGTACTCCGAGAGGAGGGGTATAATCGGAACTCACCCAGACCGCTGAGAAGCGCAACGGGTACAACCATATGATCGGAAAATATGCAACGAACGTAGGTTTAATCGGGAATGCTAGCAGCCCCCGTATTTACTACATTCCGCTCATGTTCTGGTTTTGTAATTCTATAGAACCGAAAAGTGTCACGCCTGTTGCGCACAGAGCTCCGCAACTGGGAAAACGTTTTGTTTCTCTGTTGAAAAATCAATATAACAGACACTAGTTTGTGTAATTATTACTATAATTAGGCACAAGCGACAAATTCAAATTGCGGGAAACTCCCGTGAGGCCCCTACTACCACTATTTCTGTGTAAATGGAAATTAGGACCACGGTTAATGGCCGTACCCAAAGGTAAAAACGTAGGGGTTAGGGACAATCCGCAGCCAAGCTTCTCCGCGAGAGAAGAAGGTTCAGAGACTAAATGGATTTGGGTGCGAGCCGACCTATGGTCGGCGCCGAACATACGTTCGGAGCGCTTAAGATATAGTCCACTCCCTTTTAAATACACTGAAAGGTGGGGTATTAAAGGAACAGAAACCCTGGGCTTTCGCTGCCGCTCATTGCGCTGCAGTATCATTAACTTATAGTGATAAAAAGTAATTTCGAGTAAAGAAGTTGCTAGTAACCAAACGGTTGCGACACATTCAAATTGCGGGAAACTCCTGTATGCCACTGCTACCACTGTTTCTGTGTAAATGGAAATTAGGAACACGGTTAATTGCCGTACCCAAAGGTAAAAACGTAGAGGTTAGGGACAATCCGCAGCCAAGCTTCCCCGCAGGGGAAGAAGGTTCAGAGACTAAACGGATGTGGGTGTGAGTTTTACTTACTAAAACAAGCACTTAAGATATAGTCCATCCCCTGTGCTAGCACAATAAATACGCCGAAAGGCGGGGTAGAAGAGGAAGTCAAGATCATCATGGATTTCCGCACGGCCGCGGAGCTCGTAGTAGGGCTCACGGCTGCCGGAAACCGCGATTTTGCGTCGAACACGACGTCGATTTACGATTCGTCGGGCGTCGTTCTGCAGTCCGCTGCTCTCTATGTCAATTACATCTATCTCGATACAGAAGAACGCTGGAAACAAATTTAAGAATAATTGTATGAAGAGCAATTTATTCTATAAACGTCAACGTTCAAAAGTAACAACACAAAACTGTTGCTAGTTTGTTAAAAATGGTTTAAATATATTAATGCAAGAATTAAAGGTATCGACGCTCTGCGTCGAAGGATACGGCTTTGCCGTATACCATTTTAACAAGCGACAAATTCAAATTGCGGGAACATCCTTAGCGTTCTAACTACCACCCTTTCGCGAAAGCGACAAGGGGACCACTGTTAATTGCAGTTCTCGGGTAAAAAGGTTGGGAATTGGATAATCCGCAGCCAAGCTTCCCTTGGGGAGAAGGTTCAACGACTAGACGGATTTGGGCGTTTCGGCGCTTAAGGTATAGTCTAAACCCTTTAAATACGTCGAAAGATGGGGTACTATTTGAGACGTTTCGCTCAGATGAGCCATAAGAATATTTGTGGTGAAAAGCAATACGATGCATATATGTGGACACTGTATGTATAAAACGTTTAGAATTCCACCTTAGATTCAATTGCTAGTATGTGTCGAATACATATGCAACATAATCAAATTGCGGGAACATCCTGTGATGCTTCTACTACCACCTATTCTGTGTAAGCTGAATGGGGAACACGGTTAACGGCCGTACCCAATGGTAAAAAAGTAGAGGATAGGGACAATCCGCAGCCAAGCTTTCCCCTGGGAAGAAGGTTCAGAGACTAAAAGGTTATGGGTACGAGCGCCTTCGAGCAGCGAGTGCTTAAGATATAGTCCAACCCGACTGTTGTCTTTTTAGAATAAACAGTGTTAAAGTTCTTCGAAAGAAGCGGTAAAAGTGGAGTATTTGATAGATCAGCTAAAAACTGAGGCTGAAAAAGCAGTAATTCAAATCTACTGCTAGTGTATTTTAAAAAAACTTTTAAAAAAATATGCGACAAAACCAAATTGCGGGAACACCCTTAGCGTCCTAACTACCACCCTTTCGCGAAAGCAGAAATGGGGACCACTGTTAATTGCAGTTCTCCGGTAAAAATGTTAGCGATGCTTTGCGTCGCGCGGTGCCTAAGGCACTGCAGGAATTGGGCAATCCGCAGCCAAGCTTCCCCGCAGGGGAAGAAGGTTCAGAGACTAAATGGTTTTGGGTGCGAGCGCCTTCGGGCAGCGAGCGCTTAAGATATAGTCCAAACCGTAAATAAGTATCCCGAAAGGGACGGTAAGGCGTAAAGCGCCTAGTCGGTTGGCTTCGCCACGGTCTCCGACCGATTCGGCGCAAAGCTCCGTACTAATTGTCAGTTCACCGGTGCGGAGTCGCTCCAGTTAGATCAAGTAGCGAACAAGATTCGGCTAAATATAGGTCGAAAATGCAATAGTTTCAAACCTATTGCAAGTAAATAGAATTCACGCGAAAATAAATTTAGAGAGAAGAAGTCATATGAATGTATATAATATGGACACTTTTGATTCAAGAAGGTGTAAAAAATGTAATATTATGAAAAACACGTCAGAATTTTATTCAAGAAATAGAAAAACAACTATTTATTTAAGCCCTGAGTGCATAACTTGCATTAAAATAGAAAGAAAAAATGTTTATGAAAATAATAAAGAACAAATTTTAAAACAATCCAAATTAAATTATCATAATAACAAAGAGCAGATTAATAATAAAAATAAAGAATGGAGAAAGCAAAATCCAGAAAAAAATAAAGAATGTGGAAAAAAATATTACGAAAAAAATAAACATAAAAAGCAAAATTATAATAAAATTTATTACGAAACAAATAAAGAAAAAATTATTACACAACACAAAGAATACATAATAAGAAATAAAGACAGAATTCGTGAATACTTTAGAAACTATGTAAGCAATAGATCAAAAAAGGATATAGATTTTAAAATAATGAGAAGGCTTCGTTCAAGACTAAATATGGCTTTAAATAAAGATAAAAATGAAAAAACTGTAAAATTAATTGGCTGTAGTATTATTTTTTTTAGAAATTGGATTGAATATCAATTTAATGAATTTATGAATTGGTCAAACTATGGGTCATATTGGAACATTGATCATGTTATTCCATGCGCCTCATTCGATTTAACAATAGTATCTGAACAATTTGAATGTTTTAATTGGAAAAATTGTAGACCACTTAAAAGTGAAGATAATATATCAAAAGGATCGTCCATTTTACAAAATGACATAGAAGAACAAGAATTTCGCGTAATAAATTATTTGCAACACATTCAAATTGCGGGAACGTCCTTAGCGTCCTAACTACCACCCAATCTGTGCAAGCGGAATGGGGACCACTGTTAATTGCAGTTCTCGGGTAAAAAGGTTAGCGAACTTCCAAACGGAGTTCGCGCGGTGCCTACGGCACTGCAGGAATTGGGCAATCCGCAGCCAAGCTTCCCCGCGGGGAAGAAGGTTCAACGACTAGACGGATGTGGGTACGATGCGGAGCACGCGGTGTTAAGCACCGTATGAGCTTCGGTGAATGCTTAAGGTATAGTCTAGACCCTGCAATCTTTGATTGCGTAAATACTTTGAAAGAAGGGGTACAAATCGAAACTTCAACCACCCGACGAAGGAGCTCGTCTGGGTCATCCAGCGGGATTAATTAAGTCCCTAAAAGTGTTTTTTCAAAGAAAATGCTAGTTACATCGACGCTCGCAAACGAAGTTTGCGCGGCTTTTTCGTATAGTAGCGACATGACTAAATTGCGGGGAGGTCCTTAGAGTCCTAACTACCACCATTTTTGTGCAAACTTAAATAGGGACCACTGTTAATTGCAGTTCTCGGGTAAAAAGGTTTGGAATTGGATAATCCGCAGCCAAGCTCCCTTGGGGGAGAAGGTTCAACGACTAGATAGTTATGGGTGCCCCGGCACTTAAGGTATAGTCTAGTCCCTGCAATCTCTGATTGCGTAAATACTCCGAAAGGAGGGGTAAAAACGAAGAACTTCACCGTAGGCACGGCCTACAATGACTGGTAAAATTGAGCCAGTAAGAGTCTAAAATAAAAATTTAGGCTAGTATAAAGTGATTATGCAACACATTCAAATTGCGGGGAACTCCTTAGCGAACTAACGTTCGCCTGAATCTATCGATTCAGAGTCCAAACTACCACCCAATCTGTGCAAGCGGAACGGGGACCACTGTTAATTGCAGTTCTCGGGTAAAAAGGTTTGGAATTGGATAATCCGCAGCCAAGCTTCCCCAGGGGAAGAAGGTTCAACGACTAGACGGATGTGGGCGTTTCGACGCTTAAGATATAGTCTAAACCCTTGTCGACTCTGTCGACGAATGTGTGCCGTAGGCACCGCATTCCAAATTCACCGAAAGGTGGGGTATAGAAAATTTCAGTTGAAGTTTTCGATTGTCAATTTCAGCGCCGCCCTTCCGGGCACGCCTGTCCCGTCGACTGCGGTCGACCTTATGGCGGATGCTAAACATCATGGCATCAAATGTAATGAATAAAAATCATTGCAAGTGAATAAGCAATATTTGCGACACAATCAAATTGCGGGAACCCCCTTAGCGAACTAACGTTCGCCTGAATCTCCTGGGATTCAGAGTCCTAACTACCACCCTTTCGCGAAAGCGACGAGGGGACCACTGTTAATTGCAGTTCTCGGGTAAAAAGGTTTGGAATTGGGCAATCCGCAGCCAAGCTTCTCCGCAGGAGAGAAGAAGGTTCAACGACTAGATGGTTGTGGGTGCTTGCACAGCAAGCGCTTAAGGTATAGTCTAAGCCCTTAAAATATTCTGAAAAGAAGGGTACAAACTGAAGATACTGCTGTTAGGCAGAGAATGTAATGATCAAATGTCATTGCAAGTGACCTGAAAGGTTGCAACAAGATCAAATTGCGGGAACTCCCTTAGCGTCCTAATTACCACCCTTTCGCGAAAGCAGAAATGGGGACCACTGTTAATTGCAGTTCTCCGGTAAAAAGATTAGCGAACTTCCGGACGGAGTTCGCGCGGTGTCGACGGCACTGCAGGAATTGGGAAATCCGCAGCCAAGCTCCTAAATTCGAAAGAATATGGAGAAGGTTCAACGACTAGACGGTTTTGGGCGCTTGCATAGCAAGCAGGCGCTTAAGGTATAGTCTACTCCCGTTAAATATTCCGAAAGGAAGGGTATAAAGGTAACGGCCACGACCGTTTCGCCGTACGGCCTCAAATCCTGTATGGGATCCCATATGGGTGGGGCCAAAAAGTATTGGTTCAAAGCCAATGCTAGTTTATTAATTTAAGAATTTGATTTTATTAATTTATATGATAGAATGAGCAAATTAATCAGTTGCCATGAGGGACATGCAGTCTGTAATTATAAGAATACGTTAAAAAATGACTATAAAGTGTGGGAAGATAAACTTGGAAAATACATAGAAATGTATACCAAAAATGGATCATTTTATTTCGACTATGAAGATTTTAAATATGTAACAACTTCTGGTGAAAACAAAATAACATGGAATATGCAAAAAAATAATACAGCAAATAATAGAGATGCATTTTATGTTAGAAGTAATATTAATGGAACTACAATTTGTTTGCATCAATATTTATTAGGTCATTATGGAAAAGGTTCGGCAAATATCACAGTTGATCATATAGACAGAAACCCATTAAATAATAGAAGACATAATTTAAGATTAGCTTCTAAGTCAGAACAGCGTTTCAATACATCTAAAGCTACACGTAGAAAAGACGCACATCCTTTACCAGAAGGAATCCCAACACTTCCTAAATATGTAGGATATACACGTTATAAAAGAAGAAACACGTTCATTGACTATTTTTTTATAAAACGTCATCCATCAAACATTAGATGGCAATCTACTTCATCACAGGATGTATCGGCATATGACAAATTTGAACAAACTATTGCAAAGTTAAATGAACTCGACAACTTAATTATTAAGCAACATGCTCAAATTGCGGGGACATCCTTAGAGTCCTAACTACCACCCAACTCCGTAAGGCACATGGGGACCACTGTTAATTGCAGTTCTCGGGTAAAAAGGTTTGGAATTGGATAATCCGCAGCCAAGCTCCCTTGGGGGAGAAGGTTCAACGACTAAATGGGTGTGGGCGCTTTGGCGCTTAAGATATAGTCTAGTCCCTGTGCTGGAGATGCCAGCGCAAGAAATACTCTGAAAAGAGGGGTATAAACGCAAACATATTTCCGTTTAATTTACTAGACGGTAAAAGTGTTGGTTCAAAGCCAATGCTAGTATTTTTTTAAAAAAAATGCAACATACCTTGTAACGGGAACCTCCTAAGCGAATCTTTATTGACGCCAATGCGTCAATGAATACGATTCAGAGCATTTACTACCACTTTTAGCCGAAAGGTAAAAAAGGACCACAGTTAACGACTGTTCTCGGGTAATAACGTAAATGATTGGACAATCCGTAGTGTGACTGCCTAAGTTTGTGACAAACAAATATGGTAGCCCTGCAACGACTGAACGGGTATGGGCGCTCCGGCGCTTAAGATACAGTCTAAACCGTTTAAATACTCCGAAAGGAGCGGTATTATTGTAGTACAGCCGTGGGAGTGCCACACTCGTATCCCCGAGAAGCACATCTACGTGTATTCATTCGGTCTTCGGCCGGAGGAACATTAATGGCAGTGTTCAAAAACAACCTGCCAACTGGCTGCCAGTTGGGTAAACAGTAAGTTGTTAGTGACTTTTTTTTAAAAGGTTGCGACATTTTCAAATTGCGGGAATCCCCTTATAGCTTAATAATACCGCCTTTAAATAGTAATATTTAAAGAGCACCAGGGTAATGACCTCGGGGGTAATAACGTATTAAGATTGGGCAATCCGCAGCCAAGCTTCTCCGCGAGAGAAGAAGGTTCAGAGACTAAATGGAAATGGGTACGACGCCGCCTATGGGCAGCGAGTGCTTAAGATATAGTCCACTCCCTGCAATCTTTGATTGCGTAAATACACTGAAAGGTGGGGTATAAAGGCAGCCGTCGGGCACTGTTAACATGAGTCGTATCGATAACGCTCAGTTAGTCTTTGATTTAACAAACCCTGCTCAGCTCCCTGCGCCCTCGTCGCAGTGGGTCGGCGCTAAACATCCCATGGCGCTAAAAGTAATGGTTCATACCCATTGCTAGTTTCAAAAAATTATTTTTAAAAAAGTTGAATAATGAGTATGAAGCAACACGTGTTGTTGCGGGAACCCCCTAAAGTTCTAACTACCACCCAAACTGTGTAAGCAGAATGGGGACCACTGTTAATTGCAGTTCTCGGTGAACTTCGTTCACGGTCAATCTTATATTGGCCTGGTAACAATGTTAGAAATTGGGCAATCCGCGGGTATTTTCCTCTGTTTCGTCACGCAAGAAACGAGGAAGACCGTCAACGACTGCTGGCACGTGGGCATGAGTGAGTTAGCACCTCACAGAGATTGCTTAAGGTACAGTCTAATCCCTACTTAAATATCTTGAAAAAGAGGGTAGTAAATGACGGGTCAGATAAAATTGTCTGAAAAAGTGTTGGTTCAAAGCCAATGCTAGTTTTTTTCTAAAAAGCAACAAATTCAAATTGCGGGAACTCCCTTAAACTTTAAACTACCACCCATTCTGTGCAAGCTGGATGGGGACCACTGTTAATTGCAGTTCTCCGGTAAAAACGTTTAAGATTGGGAAATCCGCAGCCAAGCTTCTAGTGTGAATAAAGTTCACGGTCAATCTTAGATTGAAAATAGAAGAAGGTTCAACGACTAGACGGATTTGGGCGATTGCAAGGCAATCGCTTAAGGTATAGTCTAAACCCTAATTAAGTACATCGAAAGATGGGGTATAATTGATCGATCTTCGCTACTTAGAAACATAGGTAGCTAAAGTGATGGACAAAATCCATTGCTAGTCTAAATTAAATTCCTTAAAAAGTTAAAAAAATAGGCAACATGTGTTGTTGCGGGGAACTCCTTAAGTTCTAACTACCACCCAAACTGTGTAAGCGGAATGGGGACCACTGTTAATTGCAGTTCTCGGTGAACTTCGTTCACGGTCAATCTTAGATTGGCCTGGTAACAATGTTAGAAATTGGACAATCCGCGGGTATTTTCCTCTGTTTCGTCATGCAAGAAACGAGGAGGACCGTCAACGACTGCTGGCACATGGGCATGAGTGAGCTAGCACCTCACAGAGATTGCTTAAGGTACAGTCTACTCCCTGCACGAACTTAATAATTCGCGCGTAAATATTCTGAAAAGAAGGGTAGAAAGGAACTACAACGTCTAAAAATACTAGGACTTAAAAGCAACCTGCCAATGCTGTGTGGACAAGCATTGGGCAAACAGTAAGTATTCCATCCGGATGTATACACATCGGTTATATACAGTTGCTAGTGATCTGTTTAGGTGTCCAACCACAATTTATTCTACTAACATGTTTAGCTGATATATTGTACATTTTAGCTATTTCAACTTGTGTTTTTGTTTTTAGCAATTCAATTATATTTTCTATGTCTTCGTCAGTTAATTTTCGTCTAACTGCAGATATTTTCAATTTAGTTTCATCTGACACTTTTCTTTTTCTATTTTTATTGGCTTCTGAAATTTTTTTATTATGAGATTCTGGTCTATTTTTAGCATAGTCACGCATCTTTTCGCGATGATTATCTGATTTGGGTTTACCCTTTTGCCATATACTCATTTTAATCTTAGTTTCATTTGATGGTTTGCAACCTTCTCCTCCTTTTGTTAAATTATATCCATTAGGGGACAGTGAATTGAAATGATTTATATAAAATTCTTCATATTCATTTAATTGCTCATCAGGAACAGAATCAATTTCGTAAATTTTAAAATTGTTTATTCCATGTTTACGAATTGAATTATTCAAAAAATGACATTGTCTTTTAGTATTTTGTCTAAGTTCACTTAAGTGTCCTTTCCATCTTAATTCAATAGTTCTTTCTGTTTTGCCAACGTATAATTTGTCGGTTATTAAATTTTGAATTGCATAAATAAACCCCATGTTTGTTTTAAATATTATGTGACATCTTTAAACATATTTGCGACACTGTCAAATTGTTCGGGAAATCCCTTAGAACCTATGCTACCGCTTTTGCGTAGTGATACGTAAAGAGCACCAGGGTAATGACCTCGGGTACGGTAATAACGCATAGGATTGGGTAACCCGCAGCCAAGGTGTTCCTCCGGGGACACTGCAGTTCAGAGGCCAAATGTCAGTGGGTACGAAGTCAGTTTCGGATTGACTGAGCGCTTAAGATATGGTCCATCCCTCTTTGGAAACTTAGGGGTAGAAGAGTACGTATTATGTCTGGTATAGAAAAAATCCGCCTGTACCAAATAGTCAGCCGCGCAATTGGTTATTTGCTTCACCAATTGTGATCAAACTGTATAAGAGCAAATCTATGTATAAAACTGGCTAGTATTTTATGGACGGCTAAGTCGTAAAATGCAACATACCTTGAAGCGGGGAACTCCTTAGCGTCTTTGGTACCACTTTTTTGTTGAAAAGCAAAAAAGGAACACAGCTAACAACTGTTCTCCGGTAACAATCCAAAGAATTGGACGATCCGCAGTGTGACTACCTAAATTCGAACATGACAGAATATGGTAGCCCTTCAACGACTGAACGGGTGTGGTGGGGAGCTGTAGTCAACAGCAATGAACCATTAAGATACAGTCTGGATTATAAAGAAATTTATGATACTAGTGAAACGGGGCGGTCTCGCTTTAATGAGAGTAGAGCTTAACAGCATCTTGCTTGTAATATTATTGGCTCTGTTACAAGAAAAACAATTAGTCTCCAATTATTTAGATAGACAGATGCTAGTATTCCCGCCTTGTGCGGTAGAATGCGACACAACCTGGATGCGGGGAACTCCTTAAGTTCATACTACCACCCTTTTGTCGAGAGGCACTGGGGGAACACGGTTAATTGCCGTACCCAATGGTAAAAATGTAAGCGAATTCCGAAAGGAGTTCGCGCGGTGTCGACGCTTGCAAACTTCGTTTGCGCCCGAACTTCGTTCGGCGTCGAGCGACACGACAAGGCGTGTCGACGGCACCGCAGAAATTGGACAATCCGCAGCTGAGAATCTTAAAAAGGTTCCGGTTCAACGACTGCAAAGGTGTGGGTGCGAGCGCTTAATAGGCCGCGAGCGCTTAAGGTACAGTCTGCCCCCATTGGAAACATTGGGGAGTTGGCGACTCCAACTAATTTGCCTACGGCAAATTTTCGTATTACATGCGTTGTTTGGCGCTTTGCGCGAAGCGCATTTTATGGCTATTCTACTAGCCCAAAAAGTAAAAAGTCAGAAAATCCCAGAAAACCACAAAAAACCCAAAAAACCTCGCTTGGTTCGGCAACCCACGGAAGGTCCCAATGCTTTGTAGGGAAGCGGCGGGGCCATTGCCGGGGGTTGTTGCGGCAGCTCCGGACGGGGCGAGACCACTGAATTCAAGGTTGATAAAGTCTGTTAGCCATCTTCACCAGAATGATGGCGGGGCCTTCCGGGGTTCTGAGTCACCTAGGGTATTTTCCAACTCACAGATTAAAAGTCGTAGCTGAATGGCGCGCACCAGCCCATCTCCGTATTGATACCTACACCCCTTCCACTGGGTCACTGGGTACAGCGTGAGATTCGGGGGCCATAGTTGGGGCAGTGGAATTGTAAGACCTTGGCTATTGTCGACTCATGTACGAGACGTACGTGTAATTTTTTTTTCCTGCGCGTTTTTTTCGTAAAGCCTCGCAGAAAAAAAATATATATATGTATAGTTAAATGGAGAGAACAACAAATACCATCGCGCCAATCGCCAAGTCGTGGGTTACACCATTAACAAATCAGCAAATTCTTGAAAGATATAGAGGTAATATTAGCTTTAAAAATCAAAATCTCCGCGGGGCCAATCTCGAAGAGGCCACTCTCACAGGGGCCAAACTCGAAGGGGCCAAACTCGAAGGGGCCCATCTCCGCGGGGCCCATCTCGAAGGGGCCCATCTCGAAGGGGCCCATCTCCGCGGGGCCGATCTCGAAGGGGCCCATCTCCGCGGGGCCTATCTCCAAAGGGCACATCTTGACGAAGCGCCAAACGGACCGACCGTACTCACAAGAGCCAATCTCAGATGGGCCGATCTCACAGGGGCCGTACTCACAGGGGCCGTACTCACAGGAGCCAATCTCGAAGGGGCCGATCTCACAGAAGCCAATCTCGAAGGGGCCGATATCAAAGGAGCCAATTTCGAAGGGGCCATTGTTAAAGATATTAAACTGGAGAATGTGAAAAATCTGGAAAAAGCGAAGAATCTACATTTAAATAGAAAAGTGGTGAAAAACGATAAAGAAATGACAATTATTATAGAATCACATGGATCTTCTACTTCAAAGTTCTTTCTTGTTCCAGACAACGTAAAAATTAATACAAAGTCTGATGTTGGCACTGTATGTGCTTATGATTTTTTTAAATCTAAAAATTTTATTTTATATGATCTTGATTGGATTAAACACAGTAAAGGAAATATAATACCGGACTTTTCATTGAATACTCAGGGTGTTGGAAGCTTAGGTAAATTTGGTATTTATGTACTAAAGGGAGGACCACTTACTTGTGATAATTATGAATTCATAAATGATATGAATAATATGAATTATGGACCGAAGAAGAATATCACATGTGAAGATAACAATGACGATTTTCTAAGAATAACTTTTGATAAAATATTATTATCAGATTTAATAAAAGGTTTAAAAAAAAAATTTCCAGAATATGTAAAAATAAACATATACGATATTTCTTGCAATGCGCTTGATTTGGTTTCAGCGAAACAAATACAATGTTTCAATTTAACAGGTGATTTATCTAAAAAAACAACTCCCACCGAAACAGTAACAACGTTTGAAGATGGTGGCCGCCTTAAAAGGCTTAGCTTTATTACCGCGGCACCATATGAACACTTTATTAAAAAAGAGGATGACTCAATTGAATATAGAACAGACCATACTAAAGACCAAGATTTTTCGGCTTTTAGGGAGTACGATTATTCGAAAGAAATCGAAGAGAATATTATAAATAAAAGCTTATTGACCGAAGGAGGCAAAGAAAAAATGGAGGAAATGCTTACAGAGACATTTAATATGAAGGATGTGTGTTTTTTACTTGTTTGTGTTTATTTATTTGTTGAAAATAAAGGAAATGAAAAAAAATTATTTGACGAGATCGAAGCGAATACAGAAGAACAGAAAAAATACAAAGCTGAAATTGGAAAATTTTTTACATTTACAAATAATATTAAATTTGGCCGTCGCCGATCGCAACGCAAAATAAAACGCCGTATCGACGCGAAGCGTCGAAGCATACGGCGAAGCCGTATCGACGCGAAGCGTCGAAGCATACGGCGAAGCCGTATCGACGCGAAGCGTCGAAGCATACGGCGAAGCCGTATGACCTCTGGTCAACGCGACGCGAAGCGTCGGCTGCGTTCTATAAAGAAGCGTGGTGTTTCAACATAATTTTTGAATGAATTAATTAAGGGCCGTCGACTCATGTACGAGACGTACGTGTAATTTTTTTCCCTGCGCGTTTTTTCGTAAAGCCTCGCAGAAATAAAACATATATGTATAGGCTTTCTTAGAGTTACTTCGTAAATAAAATGTTTACTTAACATAAATATATGTCTACAACATTATTTAAAATATTTAGATGTTGGGGGGGACGTAAAAACGTAAATGATAATATGGATTTATATGAAATGGACGAGGGTGATGATGCGGAAACATGTCCTTCAACTTACAGAATTGAAGATAGTTGTAATAAAGTAGATGCAAACAGAACAGAAGTAAATAAAAAAATAAATATTGATAATCGTATAGATTTCATAAAGAAGTTATACAAACAATTAATAATTGTATTAAAAAGTAATCCTTATTATCTTATCAAAGTCTTTGTTTTTGAATTGGATTTATCGGAAGAAGAAATTGAAAGTGTAAGAAATAACATAATAAACAGTGATGAAACATTATTAAAGGGTCCTTCGTCAAATGAAGTAGGAAGAATATATAATATAATTGATTTAATTAATAAATTGAGAAATTCTTATGCGTCAGATGTTCTAAACTTTACAAATAGCATAAATATTCGTAAATCCGCAATGTATGGTGGTAATAATTTTTTACAGTCCATTACACACCCATGTAACCAAAACATACCATCTTTTCAAAATTTTTTTAGAACTTACTACGGTAAAGAAAACATTAATGACTGTATTAATATGTTCATATACGTACCCTTATATTACAACTCAATAAGTAATAAGATATCATTTTTTACACAATATTTTCAGCCTTTATTTTTTTATGGACTTGATATATTGTTAGCAAAATATGAAAAAGAATTATATGATCTAGGTATTTCTAAAAATTCACAAACAGACGAAAATAATAAAAAAATTATACTTGGAAAGATAGGATACGATTTGGATCTTCTCAAAAGAAGTATAAATGTTTCATACAAAGATGTGTATGATAATGTCAAAATTGGTTCAAAAATTGAGAAGAAAATTGATGATTCACAAAAAAGATTAAAACAGATGATATTTAATCATTATCTAATAAAGACTAACACAATTGAAGGAGTTATTGTTGATGAAAAAGAACTATATGGAAATTCAGATCTTTGTAATCAACCATATATATATGACAGGCTTGATGATGAATATAAGAAATATTGGGAATTACAATTATCTTCATTTCAATATGACAAGAATGAAACGCCTATTAGTAAAATAGGTGACCTGGAAAAATGCGAGGATGTTCGAAAAGAAATAGATATATTATTAGGGACCAACCCAATCAAATACGGAAAAGTAAAGTCTAAAAAAAAGCGGGCGAAAAAGTCTCGGATGAGAAAATCAATGACGCGACAAACGCGCAGATTGGCGCGGAGCAAGAAAAAGCTATCTCTTGCGAAGCGTCGATCTTCTATTTTTTATACGCCTACTTGATTTGCGTTTTTTGAGGATTACGCGCGATTTTCTGCGTAAAGTTCCATATTTGTTATTTTTTAGTGTCTCGAAAAAATCACTTTCTTTATATTCTGTATAAAACTTCCATTTTTTAGATGCTTGGGGTTGATTTTTTTCCTTCTTTTCCTTCTTTTTAAACTCTTCCTTTTGTTCTTCTGACAATCCTGTTCCTGCTTCTATAATGCCTCTTTTTTCTAGTTCTTTTTGAAGGTTTATCACAAGATCTTGATTGATTCTTGGATCTTTTTCTTTTTTTTCTTTTTTTTTGGAACCTGTATTTTCCAATTTTTCTTCTTGTTCTTGGTTAGAAACATTGTCATATATATCATTCATTGAAGTTATTTCGGATTTAAGTAATTGTTTAAGTTCACCTAAGCCCCCGTATAAATACGGTTTAGGTGAGTTTTCATTAAAAACATTGTCTTTTAAAATATTTTGAATGTTAGGATTTCGACTTTGAATATTTAAAAAAGTTAAAAGCTTAAGAATTTTTTCATCTGATTCTGTTTTTTCTTCTTTGTTATTTAAAGAATCTTTTGTGTCTAAGAGAACACGTTTTAGCGTGGGGACTGTTGATGAAACCGATTCTTCTTCGTTTGGTTTCTCTTTTATTTGACTTTCTATGTAGATCTTAAATTGTTGTTTATCTTCATCTGATTTTTTATTCCATAATTCATTTATTTTGAAAACTAGGTAATATAATGCTTTTTCAGTTTTATTACCCTCCTTTGATAATAATTGTTCATAATTTTCAGAAATTGTCCTATTTTTATATGCAATTAATTGTCCAAATTCTTTGTTATCGAGCCATTTTTTTTCTTCTCCCAAATTGTTTATAAATTCATCCCATGCTTTCTGTTTATTTTTTTTAGCTGTGATTGACAAATCTTCGCTAAAAGTGTAGTAATGTGGAATATCTCCAGTTTGTATATTTATTTGATACTTTACACCGTCACCAATAGTTTTTCGTCTTTTTTCAAATTCACTATTTACAATTTTTTTACGTTTTTCTTTAATTCTTTCATTATTTACAATTTCTGGGTTACCTTCTTTGTCAGTTGTAATATAATTTTCAGAGTAAAGTTGATTATATATATTTTTTAGCGAATCCAGGAAATAATTTAATCTCTTAAGTTTTCTTTCAAACATTTCTATATCATTTTCACATTTATTTTTGATATCGCCGGGTTTAAGTTTTTTTTCTTCAAATTTGTCATAAATTTTTATAGATTGCTTATAAATTCTACTAAGTGGTTCATAATCTTTCTTGTATTTCTTTTTTATTTTGTCGGCGTTTCCTGTGTTGTTGAAATCAACATAATCAACATACAACTCTTTAAAATCATCCCCATATGTGTACTTTTTTTTATTTTCTTCTATTTCTAATCTTGAATAAATAACTTTAATAACCGAAATATTAAACTCGTAATAATTTTTTTTAACAAACTTTAAGAAATTTATATACGCATCCAAATTAATTTGTCTACTCGATATTATATTTGGAATATATTCTTCCCTAATCTTATCGCAAGGGCTCTTTTTCTCGTCGTCCTTTAACATATCATCAAGTACATCTTTTTCAAGTTTATAAGAAATATTATTAGCTGCGGTATCTTGTTTGACATCTAATACACTTTCTATTAAATCGTCAGATAAACTTAGAACCCCGTTACAATTTTCTTTTTTTTTACCGGCCAAACGACCAAGACTCTTGCGGAGATTGAGGAGGGCATTCATGTCTATTTGTATTATCAAATATTTTAAATTAATTAATTTTTTGATTAATTAATCTCTTGATTAATTAATTAGAAAATAAATGGGTGCGGTGTTAGTTCTTCCGCTTATTTTAGTGCCGGTAATAATTGTTTGTTCTATAATAGGTATAATATTGGGAATATATTTTGCTAGGCGTTCAAAGGGTTGGGCCATTTTAAAATTCCTAGGTGGTTTATTTATTGGACTCTTCTTGGCATTCTTAATTCTATTGGCAGTTGGATTGTCATTAAATTAAAAATATATGCTATATATATTACGCTTCGCGTGGTTTCGCCACTTCCATGTATATGTTTTGCCATATATTCAATGTTGTTTTGCTATTAATTGCACAGACTCTTGGCTCGGCAGCCGAATGTGGTGTGCCTTCGGCAGTCCGGGAATGTGTTCAATCGGACGGTCTTCATTTTTTGTTTGTAGGTAATAGTTTTACGTCTGTTAATAATTTACCGGGGATGTTTGCAAAGATGGCTGTTGCAGGTGGGTATCGTGGAGATACGTATTTTTCAGGGTTTGGTTCTGCGACGTTTCGGACGCACTATTTGGATCCTAAATTGCCGTTTTATGTGAATATGAGCTTTGCGCTGCCTAAAGGGCAATCTTCTAAGTGGGATGCTATCATAATGCAGGAGCAATCGATGTTTCTTTCGCAAGCGCCTTCTGTATATAAGCAAAATTCGGTTCCATGGGCGATCAAGTTGTATAATATGTTTGCGAATGCGACCACAAAGGTTCTATTATATGAGACGTGGGGCTATAAGAATGGCAATCCATCTGCAATGACGGGGTTAGACGATGATTATTACAAGATGCAAAACAGGCTGTGGGGTGGGTATAATTATACGATGCAAAGCATTGCGTCGTCCGAAGGCTCGACGTTTTTCCGCACACCAGTTGACATTGTCCCTGTAGGGCAAGCGTGGGCAGTCGCACAAAAAAAGTTACCAAAACGTATGTGGCAACAAGACGGGATGCATCCTCAGCCTAGTGGTACGTATTTGGCCGCGTGTGTATTCTATGCCAAGTATTTTAATCGATCCCCGGTAGGTAACAAGTATGTTCCAAAAGGTGTTACTGCTAAGAATGCAAAGTTGTTGCAGAAAATTGCGGCCGATACGGTTAGCACATTATTAAGAAAATGAAAATAATATATATATATATATTGGCGCTTCGCGCAAATTAAATCTTTGATTATTCTTATATAAGAATAATAATCGAAATATGAATGCTGAATTATTAGATGCGGTGAGAGAAAACAGGGCGGCTGATGTTCGACGGTTGTTGAGAAATGGTGCAGATGCGAATGTTCATAATATTTTTGCAGAAACTCCGTTAATGTTCGCTGCGCGTAATGGCAATGTGACTATTATGCTTATGCTTATGAATAGGGGGGCGCGCCTAGAGGACGAAGATAGGACTGGGAGTACAGCATTAATATGGGCAGCGTTTGGATTATCGGCAGATGCGTTGCAGTTATTGATTGAGAGAAATGCGAATGTGAATAAAATAGATGATCGCGGATTTGGCGCAATTGAATGGGTGATAGCAAGAGATGGATTAAATTTATTTCATGATGCGCCAGGATTGCATGCAATCCAAGAATTAATTCTTGGCGGTGCAAGTTTTAATAATGTAAGTAAGCGTCATTTGCTAATTATATATAGCCGTAGTGGCGAAGATGTTCGTCAGATAATAGACGATTCTGGTAGAGAGTTGTGGATTGAGCCGGAAATGGAGGATTTTTAAAAAAATTAAATCTTTGATTTAATTAACAAATGGACATGGACGAAGCATTAGTTGGTGCCGCCGATCGGGGGGATCTCCAAGCGGTCCGAGAACTTCTCGCAGCGGGCGCAGATCCTAATGAAGGGGCTGATGGTCTTCCCCCGCTCTATCTTGCCATCATGAGCTCTAAAGAGAACAGACGCGCTATTATCCTAGAACTTCTTGATGCGGGCGCGGATCCGAATTTTGTACGGGTTTATGGTGACAATCGTACGACCGTTCTCGGGATTGCCACCGGACAGGACGAACTTGATCTGGTCCAAGAACTTCTCGCAGCGGGCGCGGATCCGAATGCAGGTGACACCATGTTTACAGCCATTGAGACGGATGGGCCCAACCATCTCGCTATTCTCCGAGAACTTCTCGCAGCGAATGGGGATCCGAATAAACGTAAACGTCATGGTAACTTTTTATTAATTAATGCCGTTGCCGCTGAAGAGGGGGCGCGTCTCACCGTGATCCAAGAACTTCTCGCAGCGGGCGCGGATCCTAATATGCGCGATAGACTCGGCGCCACCGCGCTCACTGTGGCCGGTATATGGAGGAATGTACCTGTGATCCGAGAACTTCTCGAATGGGGTGCGGATCCTACCTTGGAGGACAATTATGACAATTATGGTAGGACGCCGCTTCGATTCCCGGCGGTGCAACAAGCGTGGCAGGAGAGGTTAGCGGCTCAGCGTGGACTGGATGAGTTTAGTACGAGACACAATCTTCCACCCCGCTTTTCTGAACAAGTTTTTCGGAATCTTTATCGTAGTCGAAAAAATAAAATCTTTTGATTTAATTAACAAATGGACATGGACGAAGCATTATTTGGTGCCGCCGATCGGGGGGATCTCCAAGCGGTCCGAGAACTTCTCGCAGCGGGCGCGGATCCTAATGCAGCGGTTCATGGTAATACCGCACTCTTTATTGCCGCCCTACGAGACAATCTCCTTGTGGTCCAAGAACTTCTCGCAGCGGGCGCGGATCCTAATGCAACGGTTGATGGTAATACCGCACTCTTAAGTGCCGCTGGTCAGGGGCGTCTCCCCGTGGTCCAAGCACTTCTCGCAGCGGGCGCGGATCCGAATGTATTCGAAGAAGAATTCGAAGGTGAGACCATACTCCATGCAGCCGCATACAGTGACGGGCCCGACTATCTCGAAGTGGTCCAAGCACTTCTCGCAGCGGGCGCGGATCCGAATATACGTGGTGGGGGGGGTGAAATCGCGCTCTATGGGGGTGGCCGTCCCCCAGTGGTCCGAGAACTTCTTGCAGCGGGCGCGAATCCTAATATACGCGGAATATTTGGCATGACCGCGCTCCTTGGTGCCGCTATGGATGGCGATGTCCCCGTGATCCGAGAACTTATCGCATGGGGTGCGGATCCTACTTTGGCGGACGTTCACGGTAGGACGCCGCTTGACTACCCGGTGGTGCAACAAGCGTTTCGGAACTATGAGCCGGAAGCTGAAGATTTAATTTAACGCGCGAACCAAATTGCTTCGCATTTATTTTGTTGCCTAAGACTACCCGAAGTTTATGATATGGTTTACCGGAATCTTTATCGTCGTTGACAAAAAAAATCTTTGGTTTAATTAATAGAATGAATGACGAAGCATTGATTGGTGCTGTCGATGAGGGGGATCTCCAAGCGGTCCGGGAACTTCTCGCAGCAGGCGCGGATCCTAATGCAATGGATAATAGTGGTTTTACCGCGCTATATATTGCTGCTAGTGAGAAGCATCTCGAAGTGGTCCGGGAACTTCTCGCAGCAGGCGCGGATCCTAATGCAATGGATAATAATGGTTTTACCGCGCTATATATTGCTGCTAGTGAGGAGCATCTCGAAGTGGTCCAAGAACTTCTCGCAGCGGGCGCGGATCCTAATATGCGCGATAGAATCGGCTTCACCGCGCTCTATATTGCCGCCGATCGAGGCAATTTCGCTATTGTCCGAGAACTTCTCGCAGCGGGCTCGAATCCTAATGCAAGTCCCAGGATAATACGTGCGGCCGTTCAGTCCGGTAATATTCTTGTGGTCCGAGCACTTCTCTCAGCGGGCTTGGATCCTAATATGCCCGGATTATACGGCAAGACCGCGCTCCATAGTGCCGTTATTGATGGCAATCTCCCCGTTATCCGAGAACTTCTCGCAGCGGGCGCGGATCCTAATATACGCGATAGAGGCGGCGCCACCGCGCTCCTTAATGCCGCTATGCATGGCAATGTCCCCGTGATCCGAGAACTTATCGAGTGGGGTGCGGATCCTACCTTGGCGGACAATCGTGATAGGACGCCGCTTGACTACCCGGCGGTGCAACAAGCGTGGCAGGAGAGGTTAGCGGCTCAGCGTGGACTGGATGAGTTTAGTACGAGACACAATCTTCCACCCGGCTTTTCTGAACAAGTTTTTCGGATTCTTTATCCAAGTTGAAAAATATATATATATGTATATATATATATATATAAATTGCGAATGATCGACGTTGAAAAAAAATAAAATCTTTGATTTAATTAATTAACAAGTTAAATTAACAAGTTAATTAAATCTTTGATTTAATTAACAAATGGACATGAACGACGAAGAATTAGTTTTTGCCGCTGGTGAGGGGGATCTCCAAGCGGTCCGGGAACTTCTCGCAGCGGGCGCAGATCCGAATTTATATGACGGTAATTGGAATGCACTTACTGCAAGTTCCAAGGAAGGTCATCTCGAAGTGGTCCAAGAACTTCTCGCAGCGGGCGCGGATCCGGATGCAACGGTTCGTGGTAATACAGCACTCGTAAGTGTCTTAAGTGTCGCTGATGTTGAGGAGCGTCTCCCCGTGGTCCGAGCACTTCTCTCAGCGGGCGCGGATCCTAATATACCCGGAATTTACGGCCAGACCGCGCTCTGGCTTGCCATTCGAAATGGCGAACTTGATATTGTCCTAGAACTTCTCGCAGCGGGCGCGGATCCTAATATACCCGGATTTTACGGCCAGACCGCGCTCCATAGTGCCGTTATTGATGGCAATCTCCCCGTGGTCCGAGAACTTCTCGCAGCGGGTGCGGATCCGAATGCAACAACGGTTCGTGGTAATACCGTACTCTTAAGTGCCGCTATGCGCGCTATGCGTGGCGATGTCCCCATGATCCAAGAACTTATCGCATGGGGTGCGGATCCTACCTTGGCGGACGATCTTGGGAGGATGCCGCTTGACTACCCGGCGGTGCAACGAGCGTGGCAGGAGAGGTTAGCGGCTGAGCGTGGTCTGGATGAGTTTAGTACGAGACACAATCTTCCACCCGGCTTTTCTGAACAAGTTTTTCGGAATCTTTATCTTGATCGACGTTGAAAAAAATCTTTGATTTAGTTAATTAACAAATAGAATGAATGACGAAGAATTAATGACTGACGAAGAATTAATGAATGACGAAGTGAATGACGAAGTGAATGGCGAAGAAATAGTTTTTGCCGCCGTTCGGGGTGATCTCCAAGCGGTCCGGGAACTTCTCGAAGCAGGCGCGGATCCGAATGTAATGAATAATGGTAATACCGCGCTATATATTGCTGCTGGTGAGGAGCATCTCGAAATGGTCCAAGAACTTCTCGCAGCGGGCGCGTATCCGAATGCAATAGTTGGTGGTGTTACCGCGCTCTATATTGCCTCCGTTCGGGGCAATCTCGATATTGTCCAAGAACTTCTCGCATGGGGCTCGAATCCTAATGCAAGTCCCGCGATAATAATTGCGGCCGCTCAGTCTGGCAATGATCTTGTGGTCAGAGAACTTCTCGCAGCGGGCGCGGATCCAAACATACCCGGAGCATACGGCATGACCGCGCTTCTTTACGCCGCTATATTTTTCATAGATGGCGATGTCCCCGTGATCCGAGAACTTATCGCATGGGGTGCGGATCCTACCTTGGCGGACGATCTTGGTAGGACGCCGCTTGACTACCCGGTGGTGCAACAAGCGTGGCAGGAGAGGTTAGCGGCTGAGCGTGGCCTGAATGAGTATAGTACGAGACACAATCTTCCATCTGGCTTTTCTGAACAAGTTTTTCGGATTCTTTATCCACGTTGAAAAATATAAAATCTTTGGTTTAATTAATTTAACGCGCGAACCAAATTGCTTCGCATTTATTTTGTTGCTTAAGACTACCCGAAGTTTCTGATATGGTTTACAGGAATCTTTATCGTAGTTGAAAAAATAAAATCTTTTGATTTAATTAACAAATGGACATGAACGACTATGAATTAGTTTTTGCCGCCGATCGGGGGGATCTCCAAGCGGTCCGAGAACTTCTCGCAGCGGGCGCAGATCCGAATTCAAATGACGGTGATTGGAATGCACTTACTGCAAGTTCCATGAGAGGTCATCTCCGTGTGGTCCAAGAACTTCTAAATTCGGGCGCGGATCCTAATGTAGCGGTTCGTGGTAATACCGCACTCTTAAGTGCCGCTGGTGAGGGGCGTCTCCCCGTGGTCCAAATACTTCTCGCATGGGGTGCGGATCCGAATAGAGAGACCATACTCTATGCAGCCGCATACAGTAACGGGCCCGACTATCTCGAAGTGGTCCAAGCACTTCTCGCAGCGGGCGCGGATCCGAATATACGTAGTGGGGAGGGTGGAATCGCGCTCTATGGGGGTGGCCGTCTTCCAGTGGTCCGAGCACTTCTCGCAGCGGGCGCGGATCCTAATATACGCGGTAGAGTCGGCATGACCGCGCTCGCTGTGGCCGGTATATGGCAGAATGTCCCTGTGATCCGAGAACTTATCGCGTGGGGTGCGGATCCTACCTTGGCGGACGTTCATGGTAGGACGCCGCTTGACTACCCGGAGGTGCAACGAGCGTGGCAGGAGAGGTTAGCGGCTCAGCGTGGACTGGATGAGTTTAGTACGAGACACAATCTTCCACCCCGCTTTTCTGAACAAGTTTTTCTGAATCTTTATAAATAAAATCTTTGATTTAATTAACAAATGGACATGAACGACGAAGAATTAGTTTTTGCCGCCGGTCGGGGGAATCTCCAAGCGGTCCGAGAACTTCTCGCAGAGGGCGCAGATCCGGATTCAAATGACGGTTATTGGAATGCACTTACTGCAAGTTCCATGAGAGGTCATATCCGTGTGGTCCAAGAACTTCTGAAAGCGGGCGCGGATCCTAATGCAGCGGTTCGTGGTAATACCGCACTCTTAAGTGCCGCTGGTGAGGGGCGTCTCCCCGTGGTCCAAATACTTCTCGCAGCGGGCGCGGATCCGAATGCATTCGAAGAAGAATTCGAAGGAGAGACCATACTCTATACAGCCGCATACAGTAACGGGCCCGACTATCTTGAAGTGGTCCGAGCACTTCTCGCAGCGGGCGCGGATCCGAATATACGTGGTGGGGAGGGTAAAATCGCGCTCTATGGGGGTGGCCGTCTTCCAGTGGTCCGAGAACTTCTGAAAGCGGGCGCGGATCCTAATATACCCGGACCATACGGCACCGCGCTTCTTGAAGCCGCTATTGATGGCGAAGTCCCCGTGATCCGAGAACTTATCGCGTGGGGTGCGGATCCTACCTTGGCGGACTATGATGATAGGACGCCGCTTGACTACCCGGCGGTGCAACGAGCGTGGCAGGAGAGGTTAGCGGCTCAGCGTGGACTGGATGAGTTTAGTACGAGACACAATCTTCCACCCCGCTTTTCTGAACAAGTTTTTCGGAATCTTTATCTTGATCGACGTTGAAAAAAATAAATCTTTGATTTAATTGATTTTTGCTAAATATATATATATATACTAATAAATAAAAATGAAATATTCCGTTCGTCGTCGTCGGTCTCGTAGTCGTCGTTCGCGTCGTCGTCGTTCGCGCAGTAGATTTGGTGGTTCCGTATTCAGTCGCCGCAGTTCTCCGCCATCGCCGCATACATCCAGACGTCGCAGTTCTCCGCCATCTCCGCATACAATGAAAGTGAACAATATGCGTGCCGCGCAGAAGAATTTACTCCGTCGTAGAGGAAGTAGTCCAAAGAGTCCAAAAAGTAGTCCAAAAAGTCCGTGGACAAGGCGGTATCAGAGGGTAAAGGGGGCGCAAAAGTATTTGAGGTCTGGTTCTCTGTCGTAAATAGAAGATATGGCTTTTGCCGTATATATATTGAATTTTTAATTTAGCGGTTCTTAATTAAATATTCTATATATATATATATAATTAAATTCTATTTAATTTACAAATGAGTAATCCTCTTTTAGGGGACATCAAAGCGGCTGCAAAGGCTAGAAAACCCGCAAAGGGTTTAAACGACCTTGAAAAACGTTTAGAAGAAGAGAAGAGAAAGGCCGGAGCTTCGAATGTGCCAGGCTTAAAGTCTGTTATTCGCGAAGTTGATGACTGTGCGTCAGAACTGGAGAAGCTGCGAACAAGTAATCCGTATCGTGATGCGTTAATAAAGATAGGACGTATTGATATAGTTGCAGATATAGAGTTAGGTTCATTGAAAACAGAAGATGAGATTCGTGCTAAATTGAAGGAGTTGATAATAAGTGGGGACACGTCGTCGAATTTTTATGAGCTGTTGAGTTCGAAAGTCTTAAAAATGGACGCGGAAGCTAAGAAAAAAGAAGTGGAAAAGTTTAAAAACGACGAAAACGAAAAAATGAAGAATAAATATGCTTACGAAAAAATGAGAAAATATATTATGCAGATTATGCAGATTATGCAGAAAAATAAAATAGCGAATGTCATAGAGCTAACATCTTTATTCGAATTGCCGGAAAAAGAAGCGAAAGATAAAATAAAAGCTCCGCTTCCTACATATATAAATAATGTACTGAATCTGATCGAACATGAAATTCCAGCGGAGAAAAAAGAAGATGCATATAGAGCACTTTTTTCTTTATTGCCGGACAAGTTTGGTGGAACGAACCAAGTGGCGAATGAAGAAAAGAGAGTATATATATATGACAAGATAAAAGAAGCTCAAAAGAACGCGTCGACGCAAATGGCAAAGTTTGGTGCGATGAGGACGAATGAAAAGATGTGGAAGCGAATTGTGTCCAAGGTGCGTGCAGGTTCACGAGGGGGCAAAAGTGGCCAATGGAGTGCAAGAAAGGCGCAATTGTCTGTAAATATGTATAAAAAGGCGGGCGGAGGTTACAAAGGTTGTCGGTCATCGAATAATTCACTGAGGAAGTGGACGCAGCAGCGGTGGAGAACGCGGTCTGGTAAAAATAGTATATTGGGACCAGGAGCGACAGGTGAGCGCTACCTCCCAGAGAAAGCGATACGCAAGCTAAGTAGAAAAGAATATTCATCAACAACAAGGGCGAAAAGGCGATCTCTGAAAAAGAGAAAGCAATATTCCAAGCATCCAAAAAAAATTGCGCGTAGACTTCGTCATTTACGCTTCTCGTAGTCAAGATTGTCTCGCCGTTTGAGCTGTTCCTGTGCTTCGCGTACAAAGTCGGAGATAGGCGAAGGTTCAAAGTAAAGAGGTCTCCGTTGTCCTTGTTCAATGAGTTCCCAAGCCTCATTTTCAGCCTGTACTAGTCTGTCGTGTTGCAATTTGTCTTGTCGATCCCTAATATTTTGTGAATATTGTTTCCATTCCGGGGATTCGTCGCGATTCCTTAATTGTTGTTGAGCTTCCCGAATCCAAGGCTGATCGACGCGAAGCGTCGAAGCATACGGCGAAGCCGTATGATTGCATTCGCAAAATTCTGAATTTCCTGGCATTCTGGTGGCCTCAATGACGCTAATCGGCATTCTGGTGGCCTCAATGACGCTAATCGGCATTCTGGTGGCCTCGATTACGTTAACCGGCATTCTGGTGGCCTCAATGACGTTAACCGGCATTCTGGTGGCCTCGATGACGTTAACCGGCCTTCTGGTGGCCTCGATGACGTTAACCGGCATTTCGGTGGCCTCAATTGCGTAGTTCCAAGGCCAAGGGTCATTAAAAAATGGGTCCGACATGTGATTTCTGTACTCTTGTTTAAGTAGTTTTTTAATTTTTTTACCCTTTTTCTTGGAGCGTCGTTTTGTTTTAGATGATGTAAAGTAGTCCATGTTATATATAATTAAGATTTAAAAAAAAGATTTAAAAAATAAATAAAAAAATGTTGTTTATAAATAATAAATATGTTTAAAAGACTTCAAGGAGGACTTAAAGTAGGACTTAAAGAACTTAAAGAACGGTTAAAGTCGTCGAATGATTCACTATTCAATGCTGTGGAACAAGGCAATGCTAAGGAAGTTGAAGAACTCATAGACGAAAAAAAAATAACCTTGGAAAACGTTAATAACAGGAACAACAGTGACGGGAGTACTGCGCTAATATGGGCTGTAATTAGGAGAAACAAACCTATAGTTAAGAAAATTCTTACTCTTTCTACATATCCTAATGATGTGGAAGCTCTAAATAAATGGTATGCGACCGAGCGTTCGCCTGATCCAAGACCTCTCGTGTTCGATATTAATGCCACAAATAAAGAAGGCAGGAGTGCGCTGTTCTACGCAGCTGACGCAGTAGGAGAGGATGATCATGAAATTTTCGATCTACTAATTGATAAAGGGGCCGACCCCAGAGGGGTCATAGGGGTCATAACCCAAGCCGCAAATGGTGGGAATATGAATCTTGTCGAAAAACTGATACCTAAAATTACTTCTGACTATGACACTTTCAATATTATGTTAGAAGGTGCCGCATCGAATGGTAATACTAACATTGTCAAACTACTATTTCAAAATAATCCAAAAGGATATACTGGCAATACTGCGTTAAAGTATGCCGCAGAGAATGGTCATACCGACATTGTCAGACTACTAATTGACGAAGGGGCCGATGTTAATACGAAAAACTTATATAATAAGACTGCGTTAATGTATGCCGCAGAGAAAGGACTTACTGAAATTGTCAAACTACTAATTGACAAAGGGGCCGATGTTAACAAGAAAGATGAAGATTATATGTTACTTTTTGCAATTGGAAAGACTGCGTTAATGTATGCCGCAGAGAAAGGACATACTGAAATTGTCAGACTACTAATTGAGGCAGGGGCCAATGTTAATACGAAAAACGTATATAATCAGACTGCGTTAATGTATGCCGCAGAGAAAGGACATACTGAAATTGTCAGACTACTAATTGACAAAGGGGCCGATGTTAACTTTGTCGACATGAACTACAATCGAAAGACTGCGTTAATGTATGCCGCAGAGAACGGTCATATTGACATTGTCGAAGAACTAATTAAGGCAAAGGCCGATGTTGATAAGAAAAACGGAGATGGAAATACTGCGCTAATGTTTGCTGCGAAGAAAAAACATAATGACATTGTCGAACTACTAATTGGAAAAGGTGCCGATCCTAAATTAAAAAATAAAAAGGGCGAATACGCTGATGGTACGAGTGAATATAGAAAAACTAAAATAAGTCCGTCTTTCGGACGGCGTAGTAAGCGGCGTAGTAAGCGGCGTAGTAAGCGGCGTAGCAAATGTGCGAACCGCGTTCGTAGACGGTCGCGATCTAAAAAACTGAAAAAATAAAAATGTTGATTGATAAATAAATGGATACAATTAGCCGTTGGTTTTCGTCGTCGGCGAATAATAAATTACTAAAAGAAGTGGCAAAAAACGATAACGTTGAAGTTAACAAACTCATAAACACTGGAAAAATAAACTCGAAAAACGTTAATTACAAGGACGAAGAAGGGCGTACTGCGCTAATGTTGGCTGCGAGGAATAGAAACCAACTTATGGTTGGAAAAATTCTTTCTGTTAGTCCTAAAATTGATGAAGTAGATAAGTCAGGCGAGACTGCGCTGTTTTACGCAATAGAGACTAAAATTTTCGACGCAGAAAATGTTAAAATTCTCGAACTACTAAGTAAGGGGGGTGCCAATTTTAATGCGAAAGATAAGAATAGCCAGACTGCGCTAATATGGGCCGCACAGAATGGTCGTACTAATATTGTAAAAGCACTAATTGACAATGGGGCCAATGTTAATGTTCAGGATGAACTTGGCAATACTGCTTTGTTTTACACATCCTCTTATGGTTTCTCGGATTCTTCGCAGCAGGACATTTTCAAACTACTAATTGACAATGGGGCCAATGTGAACATACAAAACCAAGATGGCCAGACTGCACTAATGTGGGCCTTAAACTCAAAAGAGACTAATTTTAAACTTGCCGAACTACTAATTAACGCAAATGCCAATGTTAATATTCGGGAAAATCTTTATGGCAAGACTGCGTTAATGTATGCCACAGAGACAGGTTATATTGAAACTGTCAAACTACTAATTGACAAAGGGGCCGATGTTAATGTTCAGGATAAACTTGGCAATACTGCGTTAATGTGGGCCGCAGCGAATGGACATTTTTTAACTGCCGAACTACTAATTAGCAAAGGGGCCAAGGTTGACATACAAAACAATAACAAAAATACTGCGCTAATTTTGTCCGTAAAGAATGGTTATATTAAAAATATCAAACTACTACTTAGCAAAGGGGCCAATGTTGACATAAAAAACAATGAAGGAAATACTGCGCTAATTTTGTCCGCAGAGAAAGGTTATGCTGAAATTGTCGAAGAACTACTTAAAAAAGATGCCGATGTTGACATAAAAAACAAGAACGGAAATACTGCGCTAATTTTGTCCGCAGGTTATGCTGAAATTGTCGAAGAACTACTTAAAAAAGATGCCGATGTTGACATAAAAAACAATGACGGAAATACTGCGCTAATTTTGTCCGCAGGTTATATTAAAAATATCAAACTACTACTTAGCAAAGGGGCCGATGTTGACATACAAAACAATGACGGAAATACTGCGCTAATTTTGTCCGCAGAGAAAGGTTATGATAAAACTGTCGAAGAACTACTTAAAAAAGATGCCAAGTTTGACATACAAAACAAAGACAGAAATACTGCGCTAATTTTGTCCGCAAAGAATGGTTATATTAAAAATATCACACTACTACTTAGCAAAGGGGCCGATGTTAACAAACAAAACAAAGACGGAAATACTGCGCTAATTTTGTCCGCAAAGAATCGTTATGCTCAAATTGTCAAAGAACTAATTGACGCAAAGGCCGATGTTAAGATAAGAAACAATGACGGATATACTGCTATTGATAGTGCCCAAAATGATATAATCAAAGACATTATAAACCCTCTCTGGAGACTACCAAATGTTACAATTGTGGAAGCAGGAGATATAAAGAAAAATGAAAAATATGAAATAGAAAATTGCGCAATATGCCTTGATTCATTAGGAGTTGGCCAAGTCGTAGAAACAACATGCAAACACCAATTTCACGCAAAATGTTTAAGTGATTGGGCAAAGAAAAATAAAACTTGCCCAATGTGTAGATTTGGTGTAAAAGTAGGAGAAGTAGCGTTTTTTGGACAATCACGGCGCAGTAAGCGGCGTAGTAAGCGGCGCAGTAAGCGGCGTAGTAAGCGGCGTAGTAAGCGGCGTAGTAAGCGGCGTAGCAAGCGGCGTAGTAAATGTGCGAACCGTGTTCGTAGACGGTCGCGATCTAAAAAACTGAAAAATAAAAATGTTGTAAATAAATAAATAAAAGGGATGAAAAAATGCAATCCCAAATCCGAGAAGGCAAAGGACCCAGCGTACAAATGCAACCCGTTGACGGGGCGGTGGTGTCTGCGTAAAAAGTCAAAGGTGGCTAAGCCACCGCAAGCTAAGCAATGTAATCCCAAATTGGCAAAGGCTAAGGACCCAGCGTACGAATGCAATCCGCTTACGGGTCGATGGTGTTTACGTAAAGATCGCAAAAAAAAGTCAATAAGGAGGCAAGCCACGAGGCAAGCCACGCATCGCGTCGATCGGAGGTTGTACAAAGCTCCTGCGCGTAATTATATGTGTATGAATGGGGGGAACACGGATTCAATAGCGTTGGAAAACTGTCCGCGTAATGTGAAGCATATTCATTTGGGGTCTTTATTGGGAGAAGGTACGTTTGGTAAGGTATATAAGGCGAAAGGTGTTTATCATTCTTCGAATTTGAATTTAGCGGTCAAGGTGATAAATAATGTAAATTTGGACGAGATATTTGATGAAGTGGAGTATTCCTACTACATGAGTGAGATGGACATAGGGCCTAAAATCTATGATGCATTTTACAAGTTGCAAGAATCTTCGTATTACATACAGTATATAATAATGGAGCCATTTGATGGGGATGTAGAGGAATTGCTTCGATCTAAACAAGTCTCTCTGCATAACAAGAGGAATGCGATAAAGCAAATGTGTATATTGTTGTATAAACAGATGTTTGACCATGGATTGGAATGTTATGATATTAAACCAAAGAATTATGTGTACAAGAACCATGGTAATGTGGTACGAATGATTGATTTCGGAAGGGACTGGTGTAGAACGGATAGGAATAAGACGCCGAGAAGTAAGCATATAGTGTATTTGATCTTATTAATTCAGTTGGCGTATATGGTGAATATGTTTGCAACTAGTAATCCGAAAGTGTTGGATGAATTTAACAATGTTCCGATATTTAACAAACGTATGCAATATATAAATGAGATAGATGAGGAGTTTTCCAAGAATAAGGACTTGTTTGAGATATATGTGCACTATGTGAGAGATGGTGGTTTAGGTGATATACGTAATGAGGTGAAGAATGTATTGAAGCCTATATATAAAAATTGAAAAAAAATGTTGAATCTCGTTAAATGATAAAGTTAAGTGATTTAGGGCAATTTAATACATTGCCGTGTATAGATGTGTATAAAACTCCGCGTCGCGAAGCGTCTTACAAGGCGGTATTTTTGAAAAGTACAATATGGGACGCGAGCGAGGTAGATAACAAGATAACGATTACATTTGGCGCAAATGGTTGTGAAGGATGTTCCACGGATGCTGCTTGGTCATTCGTGGGGTCGCAGTCAAACGTTGTAATTCCTAGTATGAATTTGGGTTACATAGACCCTCCCAAGGCGGATTTTACAGTGGATGGCTATACGTTTAAATACAACGAATTCAAAAATGCTACGCGAAATTATTGTAATGGGACAAGTTGTGTTGCAGGCTGGAAGCCGGGTAGAACGGTATTGCATGAGTTTGGGCATGCAATGGGTATGTTACATGAGCACCAGAACTATGTAGCGGGTGGCAATCCCTTCCAATTCGACAAGCAAAAGGTGGTGGAGTATTACCAATCGATAGGGTTTACATTAGATGAGGCAACGCAAATGGCGCAGGTAAATGTGATAGACCGGTATGAGTGTACGAGTACTAATTGTCCATATGCGGGGTCGCAATTTGACAAAGATTCAATTATGATATATCCTATTGACAAGAATTGGGTGGTTCCGGGTACGCTGAACGACTGGGTGAATATACCAACTTTTGAGTATTCAAGTAAGGACAAGGAGTGGTTATCAAAGATGTATCCTAAGAATTCTAGTTCTCAGCCTGTTATAACGGTGGAATTTTTGGATGGTGCGGATTGGCAAAAGTATTGGGTAAAGAAGATGGTAATGGAAGGTTTGTCTCCGTATGTGGGAACTAAATTTGAATTTCCTCAATTAGTAGGAGGTTCATCTACGCCTGTCACAACTGCTCCGAAGGCAAGTAATAAAAGTGCCATTATAGGTGCTGTGATAGGTGGCGTACTATTATTTTTGTTCATATTAGTGTTATTGTGAAGTTATTCAATTTTTATCTCTATATATGACGAAGCCGTTGGCGAAAGTCGCCAAGGGAAACGTTGATCTTGCATATCAATGTCGTATTCGTGACCAAAGTGATTTACGCGTATAATATCTTTTTGTAGAACAAAGTTGATGAATTTATTTGCAATGAATTTGAATGGTAGGCAAAAATCCATTTTTTAATTAATTCAAATACATATATATGCATAAGGTAAGCGCGGACAGAAATCATCCAGATAATCGTTAAATAATCGAAACAAATAATCAACTATGGTGTAAGGCGTTTAAGGGGTGATTAGTGCGAATGAAAATGCTGAAAACTGATAATTTCTAATATTTATTTATTGACAATTAAAAAATGTTTATTAAATAATAAATAAATAATAGAAAAATGAAGGGAGAGAGATTTTTAGAGTACATGGATATTGGACCGGAGGAAAAGTTTTCTGAGTGGATTTGCCAAGCCACCTCGCCTCCTACCGCGGCGCCTACCACCTTTGCGCCCACCGCGGCGCCTACCACCTTTGCGCCTACCGCGGCGCCTACCACCTTTGCGCCTACCGCGGCGCCTACCACCTTTGCGCCCACCATGGCGCCAACTGCGCCCACCAGGGCGCCAACTGCGCCCACCAGGGCGCCTACCACCTTTGCGCCTACCGCGGCGCCAACTGCGCCTACCGCGGCGCCAACTGCGCCTACCGCGGCGCCTACCACCTTTGCGCCTACCGCGGCGCCTACCACCTTTGCGCCCACCAGGGCGCCAACTGCACCTACCGCGGCGCCTACCTTTGCGCCCACCAGGGCGCCAACTGCGCCTACCGCGGCGCCAACTGCGCCTACCGCGGCGCCTACCACCTTTGCGCCTACCGCGGCGCCTACCACCTTTGCGCCCACCAGGGCGCCAACTGCGCCTACCGCGGCGCCTACATTTGCGCCCACCAGGGCGCCAACTGCACCTACCGCGGCGCCTACCTTTGCGCCTACCAGGGCGCCAACTGCGCCTACCGCGGCGCCTACCGCGGCGCCTACCAGGGCGCCAACTGCGCCTACCGCGGCGCCCACCGCGGTGCCTACCACCTTTGCGCCTACCGCGGCGC